ACGCACACTCTGATCTTGGAGCCGCACCGCAGCAACACCGTGTGGTGCGGACCCGAAACGCGCAGAGGTAAGGCGTGGACCGACGCCAAGGACGAAGCGGACGCGGCGGGCGCAATACTTTTGACCGAAAGCGATTACGCCTTGGCCAAGAATATGGCGGACGCCGTGCGGGCAAATGCCGCGGCGGCGGCGTTGCTCAGCGGCGACTTGGTCTGCGAAGCCAGCGTGTTTGCGATTGACGCAAACACCAACGTCAACATGCGCTGCCGTCCAGACGCATGGCGCAAGGACATCGCGGCGCTGATTGACGTCAAGACGACCGTTGATAGCTCGCCGGCGGGCTTTGCGAAGCAGGCGGCGAACTTTGGTTATCACATACAGGATCAATTTTACCGCAGATGCATGGCCTTCGACGGCCATGAAATAGACCGCTTCATCTTTATCGCGGTGCAAAAGAAAGCGCCCTACAAGGTGGGCGTATACGAACTGGACCTCTTGTCCCTTGAGGAAGGGCATCATGCGGTCGAGTACGCGCTGGCGGCGTATGCCACGGCGCAACACACGGGCGTGTGGGGCTACGATTACGGCGAGTTACAGACGCTGCAAATCCCGCCCTATGCGTTCAAATTTTCAGAGGCAACTTAGTCAAGGAGACAAACATGCCAATATCTTTCGGAAGTGACAACACGGGCGGCGAGCTTTTTATCCGCTCAAATCTACCACAAAACCGCTGGTACTATAAGGACGACGGCGTTGACGTCGCCATCGACATGGACCGCGGCTTCGCCATCGACATCAAGGAGGTTGTGTTCGGGTGGCTGCATATCGACATCGGCGTGCGCGATTGGGTGCCATGGCCAAGTCCAAGCCAGCAAATCGCCAAGCCAAGCGATAGCCACAAAAACGGTTTCGAGGTGAAATGCTGGCTCAGTGACGGGCGCGAGGCGTCCATGAGTGGCAACAGCTTTGGCTTGGGCCAGTTTATCGCCAAGCTATACAACAAGGCGGAGGAGGCGCCAGAGTTCACGCAGGGCAAGGTGCCGGTGGTCCAGATCACAAGCTCCACGCCTGTCGTCGTCGGCAAGGGCACGTCATACGACGTCGGCTTCAACATCCGCACTTGGATCGACAAGCCGTCAGGCGAGCCCGTCGCAGCGCCTGCGCCGGCACCCGCACCCGCGGCGCCAGCGTCCAGTGACGATAACTTTGGCTTTTAGGTAAGGCAGGGCGGCGCCGGACATGTGCTCGTAGCAGGTGTCCGGCGCCGTATAAGTAGCCAACGGAGAGAGGATAAAAATATGTCAGACATGGCGAAAGTGAGAATGCTTTTAGAAGAGGCAAAGAACCTGACCGCAAATGAGAAGGTAATTGCCAAAATAGATGAGGCGATTTCGTATAGTTGGCGGGAGTATGTGAAGCCACGCGCTCCGCTGGAGAGCCAGAAAATAGATAAGCGCCTCGCAAAATTAATTTTAGAAGATTATAAGAAAAACCCGCGAATAAGCTGCCGTAAACTTGCGACAAGATATAACGTAAATGCTGGACGTGTCTCTGAGCTCGTCAGCGGAAAGCATGAACTGTCATGAGCGAAGCATACTTCAGTAAAGTGCGTGAAAGCACCGTCAGCGAAATGCTCACAACCATAAAAGGCGGGCGCAACGAGATGCTCAACAAGGCGGCGTACACGCTGGGGCGTCACGCGCACTTGGCGCCGTCAAACATAGACGCGGCCATCATAGATCTGCACGCCGCGGCAAAGCAGGTCGGGCTGCACGACATCGAAATCAAAGCCACAATCGGCAGCGGCTTCAAGCGCGGCGGGGAAAACCCCAAGGTGCTCGAAGACAGCGACGCAAAGCCATTCACGGCCAGCGAGTTTGACCGGCTCATAGGTAAGCTGGCCAGCAAGGAAATGCTCACACGCGACGAGGAAACGCGCAAGGACAAGATCGACAAGGCGCGCAAGGCGTGGGAGGGAGGTGTCCCGATTTCTAGAGAAAGTAAGGACGCAGTGCGTCCTGCATTACTTTACCTAAATAATCGCGGCTTGCGCGCGTCTGCCGCGGTGGGCGCCGCAAGGTTCAGCCCAAACGTATACGACGGGCCGGCGATACTCTTCCCCGCGCTGGATGAAGCCGGAGAGGTGCAGGGCATACAGGCGGTGCTCATCACGGCGGAGGGAAACAAGCGCGAGCACAGAGGCATCACGAAATACTCCCGCGGCGTTATCGCCGGCAACTCAATGAGGATCGGCGACGAGCACGACGGGGGCGCCATCATCTTGGTCGAGGGGCCAGAGGATGCGCTCAGCGTGCGGCAGGCGGTGCAGGGACACGCGGAGGCGACAATCGTGTGCACCTTTGGCAAGGCGGGCATGGCCACGTATAACGCGCCACGCGCGTCCGACGTGACGATCTGCGCGGACCCTGACCTCGACGTGGACAAGGTGGCCGACGTCATCCGCGGCGACGGAAGCACGTCGGTGTACGTCGTGCGCTTCAACGAGCTCGGCGTCGAGAACGTCACAGACGCAAACGACTACTTACGCGAAGCCGGTGAACAGAAGCTACGGGAGGCGCTCTCCTTGGCCAAGCCGGTCGAGCAAGCGCAGCAAGAGGCGGCGGAGGCGGAGATGAACTGGCCGACGCCATATGAGCCAATCGATCCGGCCAGCATCCCACGCCGGCGCTGGATCTACGGCGCGCACTACATCCGCGGATACGTCAGCGTCGTGGCATCTCAGGGCGGCGCCGGCAAGACATCCATGCAAAACGTGGAGGCGACGAGCATATGCCTCTGCCGGCCGCTGCTAGAGGAGCCGGTGCATGAACAGGTCAACGTGTGGGTGATCAACGGGGAAGATCCCTACGAGGAAATGCAGCGACGGTTCGCGGCAATCATGATCCACTACAACATCAAGCCGGAGGAACTGCGCGGGCGCCTGTTCTTGGACGCGGGGCGCGACCTAATGATACAGTTTGCCAAGCAAACGCGCGACGGCATCGTGACGAATGATCAGGTTGCCGAAAAAATGATTGAGCGGATCAAGCAAAACAAGATCGGCTTGGTCATGCTGGACCCGTGGGTCGGGTTCAACGACATCAACGAAAACGATAACGTCGCCATGAACGCAGCCGTGGCGCAGGCGCGGTGGATCGCGGACCAGACCGACGCGGCGGTGGTGCTGACGCATCACATACGCAAGTCAAACGGCGAGGACGCAACAATCGATAGCGTCCGCGGCGCAGGTTCGCTGATTGGGGCGGCGCGTGCGGCGCGCATCATCAACAAGGTCAGTCAAGAAGACGCGCTGAAGCTGGGCGTAAACGAGCTCGAAAGCCTTGGCATATTCCGCGTTGACGACGGCAAGTCCAACTTGGCGCCGCCTGCCGCGAAGGCTCTGTATCGACGTATGCACGGCGTGGAGCTACCAAACGGGGAATATGTGGGTGTGTGCATTCCGTTTAAAATGCCCGACTTATTCGACGGTGTAAGCGCCCGTGACGCGCAGGAGGTGCAGCGCCTGATCGGAGCGGCGGCGTCGCGGGATGAGCCGTACCGGCTGGATGCACGCGCCAAGCATTGGGCGGGCAACGCGGTGGCGGTGCAGCTTGATCTCGACGTGACCAAGAAAAACGAAAAGGCGCGGGCCAAGGCAATCCTTGCCAAGTGGGTCGAGACAAACGTGCTCAGCGTGGAGGAGTGGCCGGATAAGCGAGCGGGGCGCGACGTGCAATGCGTCGTCGTGGGTGAGTGGATCAGTGGAACGGAGATAGGGTGATGAATGTCAGCGTGGAAGAGACGGACTTGGAACGCCTCGAAGGCGCGCCGCTGATCGGCAAGATCGTGTGGGACGAGGAGGATGGGATGGCGCGCATCATGTGGGCGCAGGCGCATCTGCCGTCAAACTTTGACCAGTACGGACGGAAGCAGGCGGAGCTCACTTTGGAAATATGTAAGGACATCGTGATGCAGGCGGCGTTGCTGGGGGATGCCATGCTGGAGAGAATGCAGTGGGCCAAGGATGAGGTGGAGCACTGAAGTGGACGTTCCACAGTTACCACAGTTGAACTGTGGAAGACTGCGGAAGTGTGGTAAAAGAGGCCACTTTCAGTTCCACCACAGTTGTTACGTATATATACGTAACTGTGGTGGTAACTGTGGACTAGGTGGAAACGAACTGTGGAAGGAGGAGGATCATTACCATGGCTATCAGAAAGAAAAGGGTCACCGCTACGCAAGCAAAGCAGAGGGGGCGGGACGCAATGGGGCGGGTGGACGATCAGGCGCAGGTCATTAAGGCGGCGGTCTGGGGTCAGCTTAAACCGCTCGACGAGAAGGCGCGGGAGAAGCAGAGCAAGTGGGGCGACAGGTTGCCGTCACTTGTGGCGCCGGATCTCGCTGGCCGCTTCGAGGCGGCATACGAGGCGCTGGGTGAAGCGGTGGACGCAAACGACGTGAAGCGGACGCATGACATTGCAGCGCAGTTGCTGCGAGCGTGGGACGTGCTGGAGAAGGCTGCGCTGGACGCGGGGCATCATCCGCTGCATGAGGATGCATACTGCATGGAGATGGATGACGGGCGCATCGTTTGCATCGCACTCGACGGCTGGGCGTCGCTGCGGCAGAAGTATCCAGAGTGGATCGTGTACAGCTTCAGCGACGCGGCGAGGGTATTATGCGCTGACTTCAGCGCGCGGTTTCTGGATGAGGCATTCAGTGCCTTCCCGAAAGCGCATGTGAAGAGTATAATTCGTAACGGCGAAGAGCATAGCCGTGACATCAATGACGAGATACCATGGTGAAGGAGAGACGGATGTACAGGACAGAGTTACTTGAGAGGGCGGCAGACATCACGACGCATGATCGCAACAACGACTACGGCGAGGCAAAGGAGAGCTTTGGAAGGATTGCGAGCATGTGGTCAACTTACCTCGGTCAGCCTGTGAGCGAGGCGGACGTCTGCGCGATGATGGTGTTGCTGAAGGTAAGCAGGTCACGCGCGTCACCGCAGAAGATGGATAACTGGATCGACATGTGCGGGTACGCTGCGCTGGCAGGGGAGATGGTCAGTGGTGGGTGAGGTCGGCAAGGCAAAGATTATGGCGTTGGAAA